TTTCAATCTGATCCTATACGATAACGAATAGTAGTTCCAGGTCAGAACTTTCTTAAGTACCGATTTCCAAATAAAAATTAGTTGATTGTTACTCTGCTGTGTCAGCCAGGCCAGCACCCTCAGACGCTAGTTCTGATGATGTGTTAGGTCTGTATGCTGTGACTTCTGATACTGTGACCGCTTCTAGTATTTCACCTTCATTGCCTGATAACACTGGAGCCGCCGTGATCGATTCTATTAAGATATCACTGGCACCTGTTGTGGGATTATACACCGGCATGTTCTCAGTGAACGTACCTGCCAATGCTTCTGTGATTTTGTCTTTGATGTATGCCACTCTAGTAGTTGTTGTTGTTGAGCCGTCAATCGCTGTTCCCACATTTGGTACAAATTGATCTGTGTCATACACAATACCAAAAGCCAATGTAGATATAGCAGTGTCACCCGCATCTGAACCATAAGTGGTAACAATGTTGACCAGGTTAAGATTAGATCTAACTTGTAGGATTTCTAACATTTTTTTGAATCTTAGAGCACCTCTGGAAACCAGTCTACTTTGAGCAAGTGTAGTTGGTTTTGTTGCAAAGTCTTCTGCCACACACGGAGATATTCTTCCACCGTTGTTGGTTTCTGTGTCTAAGAATCCTGAGCAGTCGATTGAAACTGTGTAATAAGCACCTTGTGGTTGTGCTGTGACTACTTTATTTGCTATAGGTAATACTGTTGCCATTTGTTAAATTCCTTTGCTGTATTTATACAAGAGTATTTATTTTAGGAATACCCAATTAGTGCCAAAATCTCTACAGGCGTTGTTAGTAAAATGCCTTTTAGCACCGTTGAGAAATATCAATGCTTGATATGTTCTACAGTAGCCGGCAGAAGTTGGAAATTGGTGTATTACACGCACTTTTCCCCCTGCCAATCTATCTTTGCTGTACCAACTGGTGATTGCTCCAATTTCGGCATCATTAAGAGCATGGAACACCGAAGATTGATGTAGCATTTTTTCTTTTTTCGAAAGAGTGAATCTCAAATACTGGACATGATTCCATAACATTCCAGGCATTGTCCATAGTTCATGTTGTCCAAGTGTAACCGGCATGGGCATCTCTTTGAATGTGCCCTGTGTTTCTTTGACAGTTGTGACATTGCCAGCACAATGTTGTAACAACGATAAACTAATTAATAGAATGGTAACCCGGAACAATCTCATATCCACCTTCTAGTTTTTTGCAACTGATCGATCTCTGTGTCACAATGGTTTCACCCAAGGGCATGTCCCACGTAAAAAATCTACAGGATTTGGCAATTTCGGCTCCGTGTAGGAAATCCTTGACTCCGTCCTCACACTTGACCTTTTCCACAGTTTTTGTCTCCAGAATGTCTCCCTGTGTGTTCTTGACTATTATGGTCTCGGTCTCTAGATTACAATACTGATCAGACCATGGTCCGCCTGCTTTGGCGTATGTGACCAGATAAAAAATCATCACCATAAGGCTCAGCATAACCAAGAGGATTAGTTTTATGATAAAATTAAATTTCATCTAGATTTTTTCCATATCTTTTTTGCTGATCTCTATCATGACATATGCTCTGTAACTCTTGTTCTTGGTCATGTATATCTCAGATTTTATTACCTTGTATCCTTGAGCCACACTGTCCTTGATCACGTTATTGATCGTGTCGGTTGAATTGCCAGTCACCGCCAGAGACTCATTCGTGCCTGTCTCTGTCTTGTTTATTATGGTGTCATTGTTCATCTCACCATTGACCCTATCAACCAGTTTAGCCTTGGCGAGTAAAACCGCCTTCTTGACCGCCAGTTCCATGTCCGGAGATACCGCGGTGCCGGATTCTTGGTATTTGAAAAGAGTTTCTCTGTCGTACTTGACATACCATTTAGGTGTTTTGTCAACGACACCACTTGTGTTCATGTCCGGTTTGATCTTGTAAGTTGAACATTGAGCCAACATCAAACAGGCAATTGAAACAAGTGTAAGTTTTTTGAGTTGTTTCATGTGTTTTTTATCCTTTAATTTTGTCCCAAGTTTTTTGTATAAACTCAGAAACATTTTCGATTCCGGCATAGAAATGGTCTAATTCGAAATCTCCAGCGAATTCACTAAGACCATCACCTATGTAAGGATAAAGTGCTAGAAGAATTACAGCCAGTATTATCAATCTAATCATACACAAATTATAACACAGTTTCCAAATGCGTCAACCAGGGTTGATCTTGCTAGAAGTGTTGATTTCATTGAGGTTTTATGCCAGCCAATTGTACACGCCACGAACTGCCAGTAAGAGATACATCAGTTCCATTAGTGCCCTTGGTGTGTCTTGGTCCTTTACGCCCATCCATATCCAGATGCTACAGGAAATCAGTGCCACTGACCATCCCAACCATTGCACATCAGGATTCCCTCCACTCAAGGTGAACGCACTTACCATGGCTAGGATGAATCCCAACCATCTCCATCCATCTATCTTGTTGTAATAACGGATTTTCATTACTTGTTGCCCTTCATTAGTGTGATCTCTGTGGCCGCTTTTCTGCCCGAAAGATCATCATCGTCGGCAAATACAGGCACTTGATTACTCTTGTGCATGGTGGCAATACCAACTAATCTTCTCTCTCCCGAATAGGTGTTTGGCTGTGCCTTGCCTTTGACAGCAACAGGTATCTTATCTCCACAGGGCACACCGGTCCTGTCAATCAACGGCTCTATGATCAAGGTCTCCGAAGTGTCTCTGGGTTTGATATTGTGTAGGCCATTCTGTCTCAACCATTCGTTGTGTTCTCGTCTGACATCTCTCAAAGATTTTGTGTTGGCCAACTTGATCCTTATTCTTTTTTTTTGCGGTGTCTGAATAAATCCCATGTCCTAGATTATAGCACAATAGGTGCCTGTGTCAACGTAAATTGTTTGATTCAATGGTCTGTAATACCATGTCTGTGTACTGATCGTTTATGCTCCATGATGCCAATCCATCGACCAATTTCTTGTAGTCCCAAAAACCTATTTCCAATTGTTTTTCACGTTCAATCCTAAATTCTTCGTATGCGGGATGATTGTTGATTATCCTAACCATGTCCTTGACACTCTGGCATTTGGTTTTGTATTTCTTGACACCAAATTTAGCATTTGGAATTGCCATGGGTTTCATGTGTGGCACATTGTCCAGATCCCAAGTCCTTACGCCAAAAAGTGCATTGCCTTCTTCGGCAAATCTTGATGTCCCATAGGCACTCTCTATAATGGCCATTGAGGCTATAATGGCGGCGGGTACTCTGTATTCTATATCTGTGATGAAGTTGACATAATTGATACACTTGTAGACAGCCTGTACGAATGTTTGGTTGTCTGTGAATTCAAAAGATGGTTCTGTCGCGAATGACTGGAATCTTTCTGAAAAATCATGTTCTTTCAATTTATTGAAATCCTCCAATGCGTGTTTGTTGGGAACGAAAGTACCCCAAGTGTACGCAACACCGAGCAGTACGATCAGTGTCACTGACTTTATCAGCATACCTATAAAATATTTTTTATTCCTAACACTCATGATTTAGTGGTGGGGATGAACCCCACCTTTCTAGATTTATGCCACTTTGGTTTCAACAGTTGTTTCAACTGTTTTCTCGGCATCATTTACACTTTCGTTGTAAAGTTTGTCCGCGGCGTTCATGTAGTTGTTCCAGTCTGCTTTAGAAAGACCAGTGAATCTTGTGATGTTACCATCCGCAAGTATTTTGTATGATCCTGCTAGTTTATGAGTTCCATCATCTTGGAACTTGTGAACAACACCTGTTGCTTTACCGTCGGCGTTCTCTCTGCCAGGAATGAACATATACTTTCCAGATTTGCCATTCCATGTGTTTTCTGTCGAAGTGTCTGCTTGACATCTAGTGATAACTTGATCCATCACCAGTTGTGCTTTTGCTGAACATTTATACATATTTGTTTCCTCCTAAGTTACCATTATTATAGCAGGTAATGGTAAACAGTCAACCAAAAAAAAACCATTGATTTAATTGAGTTTTTTGTACTGTTTCAACAGATGGATATAAACTTTCTGCCAATAATCACGGAACCATGGATCCTGAGCCGTTTCCATCATTTTCTTGGCATTGGCCATGAGCCTGTCTTGGCTTTCCTCGAACAGTTTTGCCAGTTCCGTCATTTGAGATTGGCTAGTATTTCTGCTTCTTTTTGTTTGGTTTTTTCTTTTTTGATTCTTTCTTCTTCTTGGATTTCTTCCTGTGTCTTGACCTTTTCGGGTTCTAGGTCTGATGGTGCCTCTATTGGAAACCCTGTGTTGTCAAACCATCTGCCATCGGCGGTAGAATAACATCTGCTATAGAAATTTTGTTTTACTCCCAATATGTTGCTCTTGACCAATCTACGCTTCGTGTAAATCTTTCCCCTATAACTTGTACCATCTTTTTCAATCAGTCGGTCTTCGAAAAGGCTTCCGTACAACCTATCGATCCAAACGTATTCGTCACCGTCCTCGTCTTTATGTTTCTTGGCCTTGTGGTATATTGTTGGAAGTTGTCTAATTCCGTTATCAATATAGAACATGTTAGTGGACGGCAACTCTTTTTTTTCGGGTGTTCTTGTGATGTCCTTGAGTTTTGACAATAGTTCTTTGCTCTTGCTACTCATAGATACCGTCCGATGATAGATCGTCGACGGGATCGCCGTCTCTATGCATACGACCTAGTGGGTCTCTGTAAGTTATTGATAATGACAATACCACCATCAACGATACCTATAAGTAATTCTGCCTTTGGTAAGATCGTATGGGGATATAGCAACCTCCACCGAATCTCCCGTAAGTATTTTAATTTTGTTCTTTTTTATCTTGCCACCTGCGTATGCGGTCAATTTGTGTTTGTTTTCCAATTCAACCCTGTACATCTGTCCTGGTAAAATTTCTAGTATTGTTCCTTTATAACTTAGGATTTCTTCTTTTGCCATGTTTCTCCATCAAAATCTGTTTGGGTGTCTTTGAACCCGATGTAAGTTTGTCCAACCTACAACTGAACAATTTCTTCTTGCCCTTGTTTGTAATTATAACAGGTTGTCCATTTTCGTCAATCTCTATTGACTTGATTTTTGTTCCCACATTACGGAAACGGCCTACACTAATCAAATCTCCAACCTTAATATCTACTGTGAATTTTTTCATTTCTCTTTTGTTACCTTTTCATAATCAATGTACAATTCTCTTAACTGTTTCCTTACACTTTCAGGGGGTCCGCCATTCTCGTCCACCCATTTCTGAAGTATTTTAAAACCTTTGTCATAGTCTGCTGGCCTTGTAACTCCGTTGCCACCATTGGGTCCAAGAGGTTCTCTGTCTTTGATCTGTTCTTGCTTTTCTTTTATCCTTTTAACTTTGATAACTTTTTTGGGTTCACACATCAATTCGATATGTTCTTTATCAAACCCTGACATCTCTATCGGATTTCTTTTCCCTTTCAGCCAAACCTGCCACATAAATGGTGGCAATTCTCCTTTTGGATTTCCGATTATCCATACCGAATCTTTTTTCTTTGCCATCACATCTTCTCCCCTGGTTCGAAGCCTCTGAATCTCAGGAATCTAGGAAATCTTAAACTCCATTCGTCTGTGACGTCTTGATTTTGTGTGATAGCATCCGCCCTAACTTCCACTATCTGGCCAATCAACTTGTCTTTGGCCTTCCAAAATGTCTCCCTGTCTGTGTCTGTTAGACCTGATCCCACATTGGTCTTGATGAACTTGCCACCGTCCGTTCCTTCTACAATCAGGGCACCCAGTTTGCCCACATTTCTACCTGTGCCTTCTTCGGCATCCTTTACAGTCAATGATACTTCTATGAATGGCTTCACCTTCAACCAAAGGCTGGATCGCTTACACTCATAGACGCCTGTGATTGGCTTCACCATTATTCCTTCAAATCCTCTATCTATACATAATTTGTTATAATCCGCGAACTGCTTCTGTCCATCATCATCGCTTAAATCCATTTTGACAACTTCAACCTTTGAGATGTTAGGACCATATTCATATCCGTCTAGCCATTCTTTTCTTTGACCCAAAGTGTTATGTGATCCCCCTTCTTTGAAGTGTTCAAGTGGCAGGCAATCGAATAGGTTAAGCACCGCATCATCTGTCTTTGCTCCGCCCTTCCTGTGTATCTCTCTCATCAGAGTCTGGAAGTCATCGCTCATGACCTCACCATCGAACACCATGCTCTCTGACATCTGGTCCAACATGGAATCAAATTGTTCTAGTATCCGAGGAAAGTTATTCAACTCTTTTCCGTTCCTTGAGAACATCTTGACTTCATCCTTGTCCACATCACAGATGGTGATAACCCTCACGCCATCCAATTTGGGTTCAACGATGACTTCACCTGTCATTTTCTTTTCATGCTTCTTAGAATCATCTGCCAACATACACTCGAACACCGGAACCTTCATGGTGCTATGTTTATTAATCGTCTTGTGTGTGACACCACATCTGAGATCTTTTATTAGGATCCTTCTGTACCAATCATTCCATTGTTCCATGTTGGACCTGTCGCATAGGTCCTGGATCACATCTCGCATTTCATTTCCGGTGAGAGTCCTGTCTTCCAATCTTCTCAAAACATCATCGAATTCGGTCTGTGTGATGCCTGTGCCGTCCTTCTTGCTTGTTGGAACCTTCTGGACTCCAAATGTCCTGAACCCATCCAAGGCCGCACCAACGCCATTGAAGAATCTCACATTCTCCGCATCGCTCTCTCGTTTGATTATCGCTTCTTTCTTAAGTCTAGAATTGTCTGCTTCTAGTTCTTGTATAATTTTCCATGGTTGCATATCTAAATAATAACACGTTTGGTATTTTTGTCAATCTCTATTCCTATTTTTTTAAAGAAATATTCCTTAAATGACAAATCATTTAATATATCTATCACAGAATTAAAACCTAATTCTGCATTTATTATCAAATTAGCAACAGACTCATATTCATAATTGTCAATTTTTATATTTTTGTAAGGTTTTATTCCCGAAAGAACATACAACTCTCTTTTGTATTTTTCACTTATCATCAATAACTCCTAAAGTCAAGAAATGATCTTCTATGGACCATGTGTCCATGTCTATTTGTTCTCCACGTAGATTTTTTATTTCTTTGGTGAATCCTGCCATTTTATATCTCTTGAATGGGTACTGCCAGGTGGCATTGTACTGCCATTCTCCTTCCAGGATGTGTTTGTCTCCGTCTGCTATTAAGCACAGGGGCATATGGATCGCTTCAATCTCTGATATGTGTCCTTCTAGATATGCCTGTAAGATCCTGTTTTGTGGTATCGGGTGTTCTAGATGTGCCTTGCCTTGAGTGGCTCCTTCGGCGGTGTAATGTGCCTGTCCCGGACATCTTGCTTTTTGCGTGTCTCTCAAGTACCTCTGTAAAAAATAAAAGTATTTGCCTTTGACATCACGGCTAACATTTTCACTTAAAAGGTCGTTTTTAAATCTACCCAAAATTTCTACGTCTGCTTCTAGAGATACCTTGTTGGCAGATTTGAATTGAAGTTTGCCCACCAGTTCTCGATCGAGGCGCATGTATCTATCTAATTCAAACATTCAAATTCCTTGTGTGTGACACGTTGTCCGTCTTTGAAAAATATTATATCAAGTTTGTCAACGTACTGCATCATTTCGTTGAGATCAATGTAAATTGCTTCTCTCAGTGATTCCTTTGATTCTTTGAGAACATTGTATTCTTTAACTTTTTTGTCGATTAAAGGATGAATTTTTTTGATATGTTCTTTACCTATCCAATAACTCGCCACCGGCAAGGTCTGACCTCTCTTGAAAAGACTGTGTCCGAATCCATGGAACTCATACAATTTTTTTTCCGAAGTGACTTTGCTCATGTCAAACATCGCTGGCATCCAATTTTTAAAGTTGGGTTCTCTGTCGAATCCGCTACTTTTGAATTCTATGTTTTCGTATCCCTCGGACAAGGCTTTAGCATCGGCTCCTCTCCTTCCAGGTATCTTTTCTATGGATGGCAGTATCTGCCTCATTTCTATAATTTGTAACAGTTCTCTGTAGCCATAATTGTCTAATGGGTTTATTCCTGTCTTTTTTCTAAAATTTTCAAGGCAGGTGATGCCAGTGATCAAATTTTCAATATCTTGTTTATCCATTTGGATTCTTCCAATAAGGTTTGAACTCTGTGCAGATATCGCCTGAGAGAACGCCCATTGTAACTTTGGGTTCATGTGGCGGGTTGAATTGATCTTCGTCGGGTGCCTGTAATAGATACGATTCCCTCATCAATGTGCTCATGGCCACTGGTGCGTCCCATGAAGTACCACGTGTGTGTTGCCATTGTTTTTTTGCCCCGGAGTGTATACCCTGAGCATTTCTGCCAGATACCTTTATCAAGGCTGATAGTATTTTGTCTATCCAATCCTTGGGTAAAAACTTGGTAGCACCGTCCTCTTTGGCCAACGAATACATCTTCACAAGTCCTATATAGATACCTTGATTGATTTCTCCACCGTCCTCGTCTCCATAGTGTTTCTTGATGCTTTCTAAAATTTGTTCTAACACTTCTGCTGATCCTGTACCTTCGAGACCCTTATAGGCATAGTCAAAATGTGAGAAGTAGTGTTTGTTTGGTCCGCACTTGCCAGGACTCTTTCTAACCCTCTTGGGTTCCAGATCAACTTCGCATTTTTTGAAAATGGAATCCACTGTGTAGGCATTTTTTACTCTTGGATTGTTTCTGTCATTCTCAGAATTGACATCATTGTGCCATCTATGTAATAGACCTCTGTGTATTTCTTCTGTCCCTGCCCTCAAAATACCTGTGTCGTTTAATATCTCAAATGCCACAGCATCAAAACTTTGATGCGACGTTTCCACGTAAGACATGGGTATTGATTGAAATCCAAGAACTGCCAAGGCTACCGAAGTGTGTTGTCCATCATACAGATAGTATTTCCCTTCTCTCTTTACAGCCGAGGCCGGCCTAACCACTCTGGGATCAAATTTCTCGCATATTCTTAAAACGTGAGACTCTCGTAAATCTCTTTGTACCGAGTAGTTGAAACATATATTATCATTTATCTCTACCAGGTTTATTCCTTGAGGCAATTTCATTTCGGGATCTTTCTGTAGATCCTTCAATCTATCTCTTGCTGATTCTAATCTTGTCTTGAAATTGGCTACTTCGTCTTCACCACTTTTGTAAAATTCCTCAACAACTTGGTTAAGGGTCTTTATCTTGTCATCCGACATTCTATATCTCTCCTTTTATAGTGACTGTTGAGCACCCAAAGGGTACGCAGTCTTTTGTGCTCCGCCGAATATAAGCGAGATCCGACGGAACAAGTTTATAGACATTTACTTTAATATGTCTTCTTGTTTTAATTTTAACACAGATTCAGCATCTGTCAACTAGGTTATTATCTTATTTTTTTCCGGTTGTTTGATACTAGATGTTGCGTTGGTGTATTCAGACTGCACCCTTGTATTAGTCATTCCCATTGTTATTATATGGTCCTTACTAATATTGATATCTTTGTCTTGTTCCATTGTCGCAACCCAGGTTCCAAAGGCCAGTCCTTGTGGACCCATCATTATTACCAAAGGTTTTACTATGGTGATGTATTTGTCTAGGTCTACCACGAACTTGGCGATGACTTCCTCGCCGGAGTCTAACTTGATTGTAACTATAGTGTTTGGTTCTATATTATGCATCACTACATTGTATTGTAAAAAAACTCACAAGTCAACCTTACAATAAATATGGTATGCTCCAAAAAATATATCTTTCCTATGATTTAGAACAGTTTATCAAATGCGATTATCCAGAAACATCTACCTGTATCAAACATCAAGTCAAGGAATTGAAAGACATTCATGACGAATTCAATGGTTTCCCTGACAGTTACACACTAAACAACACCGGTATCAATCAGAGATGGTGGAACAGGGGTGAAATAGATTTTGATGTAATCGGAGAACAATTGAAAATGGATGTCAAAACAATAAGTTCGATAAGGCAATTACCCGGAAATGTGATTCCATGGCACAGAGATACCTTTTATCAGATCAAAAAGAATTTTCCTGAGGATGACAGAAATCCAGTGAGAGCGAACATATATCTAGAAGATTGGAAGATCGGTCACTTCATACAATACGGCGATAGCATTTCAACACATTGGCAGGCCGGTGACGGATTTATATGGAACAGTGAAGTTTTACACCTGGGAGCAAACGCCGGTATGGAACCCAAACACACTCTGCAGGTGAGTGGTTTCCTAAAATAGCCTTCGTTTTTTTTGAGCCACAAATTTTTCTATGACATCCTTGGTTGCCTTGTTCCAATAGATTCCTGAATCTCTTAACTTTTCATTTGCCACTCTCAGTTTTTCCAGTTTTCTTTCGAGTGCTTTTGTCGTCCTGGGAGTTAGTATTTGTGTGCCATTTGAAATCTTTTCTAGTCTGCTTATCACTTCATCGATCGCCGGGCAGGTTATCGTTGGTATGTGAGGAGATTTCTTTTTCAGTCTGTTGTATATCACACGATGCTTAGGCAATTTTCTTTTCATTATCGACCTTGCCCATTGTAGGCTTTCCATGAACGTTTCTTGCTCTTATTCATTGTGGAAAACTTCACAGTTCTTTTCCTGCTGGAAATAGAAGTCTTGCCTCTACCGCTTTTACCTCTGTAGTCTGATGTTCCGAATGATGATTTCTTTGCCATGCCACTCCCCCTGTGCAGTTTATTTAGGCTGTGTTAGAAACAATTGATATGCTAGTATATAGAAAGCAACCGTTCTGTTGCCAGGTGGTTGCCAGTACCCCGTGATCAGTGGACTATGCCGCTAATCTCATTTCAGGCTGTGCTAAGACAGTCAAGTCCGCAAAGCCTAATGCTTTTTGTTTAGCATTTGTAAATTTGGACGTTACCTCGTGCCTACTGGGAAAACTCCTTGTGTCTTTAGACTCTGGTCGAACCTATATCACCCCCGTAAAGCATATTACTCAATATGTTTTGCGTGAACGATTTTGGTGGAGGTGGGCGGTACTGCCCCGCCGTCCCTAAAGTGTATTCCACACAACTCAACGTCTCCAACAGTATTTAAACACAAAATTTTCCTTTGTCAACTCATTTTGGTTGACTTTTGAATAGAAATAGATAAAATAGTATGTATGACAAAAATGCGTAAATTTATTTTCATTTCTCCAGAAGAGACCAAAGAAGTTGAGGCGGTGTCATACAAGAAAGCAGTAAAAAGTTTCCAGAGCAGTACTGAATTGAAGACAGTCAAAGTGCAGTGGGAAGCCAAGAAGGGCGGAATGTATGAGATGGATCAACTTTTACCTATGGGACGTAAAAAGAAATTGGCGAGATAATGAGAATAACACACAACCCATTGTTGAGAATGATTGTTAGACTTAGAATGCTGTACGCTGACATAAGGGGACACCACGGTAAGAAATGGGACTACGAACCTGGTGATCACTACATGGGTATGGCTCGAAAGAAAAACAAGTATTCACACAAAATTTAACTTATTGTATTCACTTCGTTGTGTAAATTCAATTCGGACTTAACGGTTTCCCTATCAAAATTATTCATGTTTTCCAAAAGGCTTTTGGAAAGACCAAACACATCTTTATTGAAGGTCTTTATGCCTAACAGGTCACAGGCATCTCTCAGGAATTTTTCGTTGGTCATGTTGGCATCTCCCAATCTTGTTGCCAATCTTGTGTCTCTAGTGGCCTTGGCAACCACCGATGGAACATCGAGATAGTCAGTGACGTCGGGCAATCCTTTCAATCGCAAAACTTGATCAATGATTTGATCGTTGCTACTGTCGGAGTTTGGATTGTTGTAAAGTGGATTGTCATTCCTACTTCTGGTATCATAGTTTTCAAAATATTCTTTCCATTGTGAATTTTGACTGGAACGTAGAAGTAATTTCCTAACCTCGGAATCTTCGGAAAGGCTCAGATACCTAAAACTGTTGGCCAGCGTATCATCATATGTCCTTATGACTCCTAGGTTGGTCTGCTCTAGTGTTATCTGGGTCTTTATTTTGGATCTTTCAGTGTTCAATGCCGAGGTTGAATCTGTATAGATACCACCTGTGATGTTTGTATTCAATGTGTTTGCCTTGCTTTCAATATCACTGAGCAGGCTGTTGAAAGTGCTTTCATCAAAAGCACTACTGTCTCCCAGGGTGTCTATGAAATCTGACAGAGCCTGAACGGAATTTTTATAATCCGTCAATCCTGTTGGATTCTTGCTTTCAATAAATGCTGATGCTGTCTTGATTGATTCAAGCGAAGAATCTACGGCACCGGATAGGGTGCCAAAATGTCCTGTGATTCCCTTGCCTATCGAGTCCGCAGAGTAGCCGTAGAGATTAGGGACATTGGCAATGAAACTCTGTACCTGTTGCAGGTGATCCAGGAAAGTTCCTGTGTTGGGTGTGTCGTCATTGGGATCTTGTTCTCCTAGTTCTCCGGTCAAGATCTTGGCAGTGTGATTGTCCAGGTCCACAAGATATCTTCCCACATCGAGGTAACTTTGTACGTCCATTGAATCTCTGATGTCGGATCTGTTGGTGTTGGTCAGCACATCACTGGTGTCGACCTTTGTAGCCAAGGTTTTTGTTTTTGTGACAAATTCTGCCGTGATGGCGTTGATTAAATTTTGCGTTCCTTGATTCGAAAAACTTGGAGAGTTGGTTGTTAAATTTTTTAGTCCTTGATTGACAGCCATTTTAACCTCCTACAAACACATTTGGTGAACCTTGAACAACGGATGTACATGTTGGGTCACCTACCCTACCCACTCTGATTCCCTCGGCAAATACAGACCTTGTAGTGGCCTTGAGTGTAGCGGAATGCGGACAACAACAGGGTGGACATTTACAAGGTAATAGGTGCACGGTGTTTGCGTGTCCGTGTCCAGATACAGGAATACCGTTTGAAAAAACCGATCTAAAGTGCCCTTTCCTATAGGGTCTCGAACAGTGTACGGCTTCTCTGTCTCCTCGTCTGGCAATTGGTCTTGTCATACCAATATTTATGGATTGAATTATATGCTGTGTTTATAATCCGTGTCGTTCGAAAAATTTTTTGGTACTTTCCTTGGCAGTTTCATTTAAATGTTCCTTGATCCTTGCCATGAGTTCGTCTAAACGTTTCTCCCAAGATTCATTGTTTTTTTGTGATCTGTGATCGGAATCTGAGAAAAAATCATCCATTATAGAGAAAACTTTTTGAACCTGTCTTTTTGTACGTCTTGCTTGATGCCACCGATGATGTAACTTTCCACTTCTGTTTCCTGTGGTGCCACCTGCATGCCTTTTGAACTCAACCAGTGTTGTGTCCATGGCAGTGGATTTTGAGTGGCCGAGGTCTCGAACTCAGCATCATATCCCAGTGCCCGCAATCTCTTGTTGGCTATGTGTTCAACATACTTGCCCAGCAGTTTTTCATTCAGTCCTATAATAGAACCATCCTTAAACAGGTACTTGGCCCATGCCTTCTCTTCCTCAACACAGTCCTTGAACATCTGTATGATTGTCTTCTCTGTTCCTTTCATGGCCTTGGTCATCTCCGGATCATCTCCTTTTTGCCAAGCCTTGATCACATGTGTGGACAGGTTTAGGTGTGTGGCTTCGTCCCTTGCGATCAATGACAGTATCTTCGCTGAACCTTCCATGAGTTTGAGTTCACCAAATGCGAATGTGCAGGCGAATGATATGTAGAACCTCAAACCTTCTAACAAGTTCACTGTGTTCATCGCCAGGTACAATTGTCTCTTCAGTTCAAGCATGTCAACTTTTTTGCCTGCTTGATAGTCAAGTGCCATCTTACCAAACTTGTCATATTCGTATGTGACACTCTTTGCTCTCTTTAGGATTTCCTTGTCTTCCAGTATTGTGTCAAACACTTCACTAGGATCTGAATAAACATTCTTCATGATGTGTGTGTATGAACGTGAGTGAATAGTTTCAAAGAAGTCCCAAGTAACAATACACCCTTCTAGTTCTGGATTAGAAACATATGGCAAGAACATAAGGCTTGGTCCTCTGCCCTGCACAGAATCCAACAGTGTTTGGTATTTCAAATTACTTGTGAATATGTGTTTCTGTTCAGGTCTAAAATTTTGGAAGTCTGCCCTGTCTTTCTGTAGAGATACCTCCTCGGGTCTCCAGAAATATCCTATCATGGTCTGGTTTAACTTGTCGAACTGTGGATGCTTGAAGTTGTCATATCTCTGTATGCCACCATCCTCGCCAAAGAACATGGGCTCTTTGGTAAAATCTATATCATTCCTATTGAACACTGTTTTTGTCATTTTCTTTATTTTTCCTAAATTTTACATGCATCACAATCATCGGCATCTAGCACCTCATATTGTTCTGCGTTTCCGTTAACGGCACTGTGTCCGTTGACTCCATTTACACCATTGATTTCTACATCTTCACCTTGTAGGCTTTCTGTAGTTTCAATGCCGGCTGGTTGTACATCTTCTTCTTCACCTTTGAAGTCATAAGTGTTTTGATAGTAGGAAGTTTTCCATCCATACTTATAAGAATTCAGTAAATCTGTTGCCATTACAGATAGAGGTACCTCGTTGTTTTCAAATTGTAATGGATTGTAACTCCAGTTGCCAGATATGGCCTGGTCAAAATATTTCTGCATCATTGCCACGATTTTGATGTAACCGTCATTGCTTGGCATGTCCCATAGCAACTCGTACTGGTTCTTTAATTTTGGATATCCCGGGACGATCTGTTTCAGAGGACCTTTTTTACTTTTCTTAATCGATAACAATGCTCTAGGTGGTTCGATTCCGTTAGTCTCGTTTGATACAACACTAGACGACTCTGATGGCATCTGTGCTGATAATGTTGAATGTCTTAGTCCATACTTGGCAATGTCTTTTCTTAAACTTTCCCATGCCATTCTTTGTTTGTGTGGCACTATTTCGTCCACTGCTTTTTTGTAATGATCTATAGGTAACAGGCCATCTGCATATTTTGTTCTTTCAAATCCTTCACACTTGCCTTTTTCTTGTGCGAGTTTGTTTGATGACTTGAGTAGATAAAATTGGAATGCTTCTGATAATCTGTCTACAGCCTCGCATGATTTAGGATCTGAGTATTTCAGTCCATTTTTGGCAAGATAGTGAGCCAGTCCTATATAACCTATGCCCAAACTTCTTCTTGCCATTGTGCTGACCTTTGCGGCTTTCACAGGATAATCTTGATAGTCTATAATTTCTTCCAATGCCCTAACTGCCAAATCACAAAGATTTTCAAGTTCGTCGTTGTTGTTCAACGATCCCACATTTATCGCCGACAGTATACAAAGTGCTATTTCTCCTTTGTCGTCATCGATGTGTTGAATAGGTGTAGTGGGTAGTGTTATTTCTTGACAAAGATTTGACATGTTTACTTTGTCTTTGAAACTAGAATGAGAATTGGCATGATCTATATTCATGATATAGATACGCCCTGTTTCTGCTCTTTCCTTTAAAAGATCAAAGAATAAATCTTGTGTAGGTATTGTTTTCTTTTTGATCTTGGGATCTTTTTCGTATTTTTTATACAATGCGTCAAAATCCTCTGTACCGAATGCTTCATACAATCCAGGAGCGTCGTGTGGTGAGAACAATGTTATGTCTTCTTCGTTTATAAATCTTTCATAGAACAATTTAGATATCTGTATCGAGTAATCTAGTTTCCTTACCCTGTTGTCTTCTGTGCCTTTGTTGTTTTTCAATACAAGTATGTCTTCAATCTCTTGGTGCCATATAGGAAAGTGAACAGTTGCTGATCCACCCCTCACTCCATTCTGTGTGCAACATCTCACAGTTGATTCGAATTTTTTTAGGAACGGAACGACACCAGTGTGTTGAACTTCGCCACCACGTATCTTAGCATTGATGCCACGAATTCTGCCAGCGTTGATACCAATACCAGCCCTACGAGCCACATAAAGACCAATAGCCATGTCAGTAGAGAAAATGCTAGGAAGAGTGTCATCACTATCAACGAGTACACAACTTGCAAACTGTCTGATAGGCGTACGTACACCGGCCATGACCGGAGTTGGGATATTAATCTTGAATGTTGAAATCGCATCATAATATTTTTTAACATAACTCATCCTTTTTTCTTTTGGGTAGTTCGCAAACAAAGTGGCGGCAATCATCATGTACATGTCTTGCGGTGTTTCATACACGGCGCCGGAACTTCTATCCTGCACAAGATATTTGTCAACAACTTGTCTAAGTCCTGCGTAGGCAAATTGTAGATCACGTTCTCTTTTAATCCAGGTGTTCATCTTTTTGAATTCGGTCTTGTTGTAACTTTCAACTATGCCTCTGTCATACACTCCAGATTTTATATTTCTCAGTATCAGTTTCAACAATGGCATGTATTCATATTGACCATACGCTTCTTTTCTCACATCATATAAAAGTAATCTTGCCGCGGCATATTGATAGTTGGGTGTTTCCAAAGAAGTTAAGTCATTAGCCGAACGCACAAGAACATTTTGAATATCTTTTGATGTTATGCCATCGTAGAATTGTAGGTTAGCATTTATTTCTATCTGGGAGGCCGACACACCTGCTAGTCCTTCACATGCTTCTTCAACTACAAAATGTATTTTGTTGATGTCTAGTAGTTCTTGTTTTCCATTTCTTTTTTGTACATTGATTGTAGCAGTGTTGGTCTGTGTCATGTTTTGTATAATTTCCTCGGATTTTGTTTTGAATTTCGTATGGGTATTTATCTTATTTTTGTTTATAGTTTTTGAAACAGTTTT